TCCAATGTTGTTGTTACCTGTGGTATTACTTATTAAAGCATTTGTACCTAACGCAGAGTTTTGTGCACCTGTAGTATTACATCCAAGTGCTTTAAAACCAACTGCTGTATTATTACTCGCTGTTGTATTTTCATCTAATGCTTGATAACCTAGAGCAGTATTATTAGCACCTGTCGTATTAGCTTTTAAAGAACAAAAACCTAATGATGTATTATTTGCACCTGTGGTATTAGCAGATGATGAAGAAAACCCCATAGCAGTGTTACTAACAGCTGTTGTGTTACAAGCTAAAGCAAAATAACCCATTGCTACATTACATTTACCTGTAGTGTTTTCTGATAATGAATTTCTTCCAACTGCTGTATTAGAAAATCCTGTTGTATTCTCACGAAGTGATTCAAAACCAACTGCAGTGTTATCTGTTTGTGTAGTAACAGAACATAATGCTTTTCTACCAACTGCTGTATTTCTTGTTCCTGTAGTGTTATTTTTTAAAGATGATGCACCTACAGCTGTGTTTTCGTCAGCTGTAGTGTTTTGTTCTAAAGCGTTACTACCAAGAGCAACATTAAGTTCACCTGTTGTATTATTATACAATGATGAAAAACCAAATCCTGTATTCGTGCTTCCTGTAGTGTTTTTTCTTAAAGCTTCATTACCTACCGCTGTGTTGTTAGATGATGTTGTATTACAGCACAGAGCACAAAAACCTACTCCAATATTATTTACACCTGTAGTATGAAATTTTAAAGAACAATTACCAAGTGCTATATTTTTTGACCCTGTTGTATTAGTGTATAAAGAACAAAATCCTACAGCTGTATTATTATCTCCTGCGTTACTTAATAATGCTTTACTACCTACTGCTGTGTTATTAATTGAACCATCAGCTGTATTACTCAATGCTCCAAATCCAATCGCAACTGAATCGTCATTAGCATTACCATTATCAAGAGTTAAGGCACCAATAGCAACATTTCTTGTTCCTGTTGTATTAGAAAACATTGAATCATGACCAACAGCTGTATTACAACTAGCTGTCGTGTTTGAAAATAATGCGTTTCTACCTACTCCCACATTACAATTACCTGTGCTATTGTTATTTAATGCTTGACTACCAATAGCATAATTTCTTGATCCTGTAGTATTATTAGTAAGTGCAAGACGACCTACGGCTACATTATGTTCACCTGTTGTATTACTTGCTAATGCACTCCTACCAACAGCTGTGTTTGTTGAACCTGTAGTGTTAGCCCCCATTGCTGAAGTACCAACAGCTGTATTTTCATCACCTGTTGTATTAGCATCCATAGCTAAATTACCTATGGCAACATTTCCGTCTGCTGTAGTGTTTAGTTTTAGTGTTTCTGAACCAATAGCAATATTATTTGTACCTGTGGTATTACTTTTCAAAGCACAAAAACCTACTGCCGTATTAGCATTTGCTGTAGTATTAGCATTTAAAGCATTTCTACCTATTGCTACATTATTATTTCCTTCTGTATTACTAAATAAAGATAGATAACCAATAGATACATTGCAATCGCCTGTTGTATTAGAAAATAAAGTATCCCTTCCTAAAGCTGTATTTTCACAACCTGTCGTATTATTAAATAAAGATTGATAACCAACTGCAGTATTAGATGATGCTGTAGTGTTAGCACTTAAAGAATTTCTACCTACAGCTGTGTTATTACTAGCTGTTGTGCTGACCATTAAAGCTTTATCTCCAACTGCTACGTTACTAGAACCAGATGAATTACAACAAAGTGCTGCATAACCAACAGCTGTGTTCGCACTAGCTGTATTTTTACATAATGCTAAAGCACCAACTGCTACGTTACAAGTTCCTGTTTCATTTAAATTCATTGCTCTGAAACCAATAGCTGTATTGTTGTTTGCTGTAGTGTTGTTAAATAATGCAGCACAACCAATTGCAATATTATTAAAACCCTCTGTATTTGAATATAAAGATGAAATACCCATAGCCATATTATTAGAGCCTATTGTGTTAGCTTGTAAAGATTGACTACCTATTGCTGTGTTTTGGCAACCTGTTGTATTAGTAACTAAAGCGTTGTAACCAATAGCTTGACTATTATTAGCTGTTGTATTATTTGTTAAAGCAGCATATCCAACTGCTACATTTCTAACTCCTGTTGTGTTAGCATCTAATGATAAAGCACCAACAGCAACATGTCTATCTCCTGTGGTATTAGCACATAATGAACAGCTACCAACGGCAACATTATCATCTGCTGTTGTGTTTGATGCTAAAGCTGAATAACCTATTGCAACACCATTACTTCCAGAAGTATTAACTTTAAAAGCACCACAGCCAACTGCTGTGTTAAAATCTGTTGTGTTTTGAGGTAATGCACATCTTCCTACAGCAACATTTCCATCACCTGTTACATTACTAGTTAAAGTTAATTGACCAACAGCAGTGTTAGATGTTCCTGTAGTATTAGCTTTTAAAGCACAAAGACCTACAGCCGTATTATTACTTGCTGTTGTGTTGTTTCTTAAAGAAAAACTACCTATTGCTGTATTATTTGCACCTGTTGTATTATCCCCTAACGAACCATGTCCAACTCCCACGTTTTCACTAGCTGTAGTGTTTGATGTTAATGCACCACAACCTAACCCTACGTTCTGGCCACCTGTAGAGTTCGCAGTTAATGAAAAATAACCTAAAGCTGTATTGTTATTAGCTGTTGTATTATTTGTTAAAGCGTGTTCTCCAATACCTGTATTATTTGCGCCTGTTGAGTTTGTAGTTAAAGCATCTACACCTAATGCAGTATTACAATTACCTGTAGTGTTACTTGCTAAAGAACATCTACCAACTGACGTATTTTTTGTTCCTGTGGTGTTAGAATTTAAAGAAAAAGCACCTACTGCTGTGTTACTTGAAGCTGTATTACTTGCTAATGCATTTCTTCCTACAGCTGCATTATCAAATCCTGTTGTAGTAGAACATAAAGCTCTAAAACCAACAGCTGTATTATTTTCTGCTGTTGTATTAGCTATAAGTGCACTATGACCAATAGCTATATTTTGTGAACCTGTCGTATTATTTTCTAATGCACCTAATCCTAAAGCAGAATTATTTGAGCCTGTTGTATTAGATAATAATGAAGTTCTACCAACTGATGTATTAGATGCACCTGTTGTGTTAGCTTTTAAAGCAGTATGACCAACTGCTGTATTATTATCTGCTGTTGTGTTAGTACATAAAGCACCACATCCAATTGCTACGTTATTATCTCCTGTTGTATTTTTAGCCATAGCGGCAGTACCAAACGCATTATTAGCTGTGCCCTCTGAATTAGCTGCTAAAGTAAAAGCCCCAATTGAGGAGTTGTTAGCGCCTGTTGTATTAGCTGTTAAAGAATTATAACCAATTCCTGTATTGTTATCTGCTGTTGTATTAGCATCCAATGCGTTAGCACCTATTGCTGTATTTTGAGTTCCTGTTGTATTAGAAACTAAAACATTATAACCAAGTCCTGTATTATTGTCTGCCGATGTATTGGCTTCCAAAGTATTCCTTCCTACTGCCACATTACAACAACCTGTAGTATTAGCTTTTAAAGAGTCTGTTCCAATTGCTGTATTAGATGCGCCTGTTGTGTTAGCATTTAAAGATTTAAAACCTACTGCAGTATTACATCCAGCTGTGGTATTAGATTCTAAAGAACAAGAACCAACTGCTATATTACAGCCACCTGTTGTGTTAGAAGTTAGAGCAAGAAAACCAAGTCCTGTGTTATGTGAACCTGTTGTATTAGAATTTAAAGCAGTATTAAATGCACTATTTCTTATTCCCTCAGTATTAGCAGTTAAAGCACTTAAACCAACAGCAACATTAGTTGAACCTGTTGTGTTAGATCGTAAAGCACTTGTACCTACTGCAACACTATTTACACCTGTTGTGTTAGCACATAAAGAATCTTTTCCAACTGCCGTATTATCTGAACCTGTTGTGTTAGAGCATAAAGAACTATGACCTACTGCTACGTTATCTTCTCCTGATGAATTAGCAAATAGAGAACGATAACCAACTCCTGTATTATCTGCACCTGTATTATCTCTTAAAGATTGATGACCTAAAGCTGTGTTATCTGAACCTGTTACGTTAGTAGATAAAGCTGAAAATCCAATTGCAATATTATTAATTGCTGTGGTAACAGATTCCATAGTTGAAGCTCCGATTGCGACTTGATTAGCTCCAGTTGTGTTAGATTTTAATGCGTTTGAACCTAAAGCTGTTAATGATGAACCTGTTGTGTTACATCTTAAACTTATATACCCAACTGCTGTATTATTATCTGATGCATTTCTTTTTAATGCTTCTGTTCCAATTGCTACATTTTGAGCATTTGTTTGTGTATCGCATAAAGCAAATGCACCTATACTTACATTATTATCTCCTGTAGTAATGTTAGTTCCAGCTCTACTACCTACTGCAACATTGTAATTACCACCAGCTTGAACACTATCTAATGCTGTATCTCCTAAAGCTACATTTTCTGTTCCTGTTGGATAATTACCATCTAGTTTTATTGTGCCACCATCTGTAGAAAAATTACCGTCATTGGTTATTCCATCTGTTGTAGTAAGGCCATCGACATCTAAATCTACAGCAACATTTAAATCTGCTGGAAGTGTAACATCGTTATTTGAATCTTTTACAACTGCTTTAGATGCAGGTAGAGTACAAAATACATCTTTTGTACCTGCTGCAAAATTTACTTTTGCATCAGAATTAGATGAAGAAATAACTGTGTCTCTTGATAAAGTGTCAGGACTAGCATCTGTTACTGTTCCAATACCAACCTCAAATTCACCTGTTCCAGCATTTACTATGCAATAATATGTAGTATTGGTTGAACCAATTCCTGCAACAAAAGTTTCAAAATCTTGAATTGCTCCTGCTAAACTAAATGTACCTGTACCAGTTGTGGTAGAGGTTTCTTTTACTCTATCGTTTATGACTAAAGCCACTTTATCCTCCTATCCAGAGATTCTTAATATAGCGGCTGATGTAGTATCTGCGGGAAATTGAATTGTAAAAGTTCCTGATGTAGCCGTTTTGTCTCCTCCAAAATCTAAGACTGCAACAGCTGCATTGGTTGTAGCAGATGAAGTATTATATATTAATGCACCTCTAGCGGTTAATGTTACACCAGTAAAAGATCTATCTGCAAAGTCAACAAATGCAACACCCTTACCGGATCCAGTTCCAATTGAAGTTCCACTATTAACTAACGTGCCGCCACCCGCTGCGTACTGACCACTATTACTAACTTCGTTAGTAGTTGAATAAGCAGTTGTAGTTGAATTTAGAGTAGCTGAACTAGTATAAAGAGCTATTTTAAAAACGTCACCACCTGATGATTTAAAATTGTGGTCGCCTTCTAATAATTGTTTTTTAAAAGCATTTGCGATAGCCTGTGTTATTGCCATATTTTATCTCCTTATTTTCCTCCGACTCTAGGAACACCAGATTGATATTCATCTCGTCGTCTTCTTCCCATTTGTTCAATTGAGAAGCCTTGTAGTACTTGTTTATACTTTCCTTCGTATAATTGCAAGAGGTCATTGGGACCTTTTAAAAATCCGTAAGCTTCAACTAAACATGCATATAAAAGTCCGTTTGGAAAATTAGTGCTAATATATGTAGTTGTATTAGTACTAGATAAGCCAGGATTTTTCAAGATATAGTTTACTTGAATTGTGTATCCTGCATTAGGGGTTGGAGCAAAAACTAATGTATCGTTATCCCACATACTATAATATTTAGGAACTCCTGTAGATTCTGCAGAGTTAAATTCTGACATAAAACTAGTATCTCTATATTCTAAAAAATCTCTGTTGTTTGCTTGACCCACACCATCAGAGTCAACAATTTGTGCTGATCTTACTATTAAAGTATTTGGAGGAGTATTTATAAATCTTTGACCACTAAGTAAAGGAGCAGTTGCGTATCTTCTATTTTGATCAGAATCTACGTCTCTCATGATTCTAAATTCTGCATCTTCAATAAAACCATTTATAATAGCAGAAGTTAAAACATTTGAATCAACTTCTGTATAGTTTCTAATTTTATCTACTAATTCTGCATATGTCATTATTCAGAATCCTCTTTGTATTTTTTATTAATTTTATCTGCTTTATCAGATCTTAATTCTTCATACATTTCTAGATGAGGGTCCTGTTTTTCAGGTGTAAATATATTTTTAATCCAATTAATAAATTTTTTAATCATGGTGATATTGTTATAGGTCCTACGGAACATCCGTAACCTCCTCCTTTTATATTTCCTGTTGTAGCAGTATCTGAATTAACTGTAAAGAAGAAGAAATTAGATAGAGCATAATCTGTTGTAACTCTTACACCATTATCAAAAAGTCCAGTTGTAATAGCGTATCCAGATCCTTGAGTTATTTGTGCTCCGGTAATCCCATCAAAGTTTGGAATTGCTGCGTAAGCAAAAACAGGATTAGTTGATGTACCTGTTCCAGGTGATGTTGTAGGTGCACCTCTAAATAAATAAGTTGTACCATTTGTTAAACCATGTCCCGGTGCAAAAACATTTAAAACACCAGACCCAGCTTGGTAAGTTGTAAAAGGATCTTGTGGTAACATAACAGTTGTAATTGGTTCTGTTCTATCCGTTCTAACATGAAGTAACGCAATACCATCTCCACCAATAGGTTTTGGTTCTAACTGTGGTTGCTTTGGTTCAAACTCCGTGTAATGAACAAAAGATCCATTCCATTCTCTAACCATTTCTCTGTATGGAAACTCCATACCTGATCTATCTGAAATAGCTTTTGCATGTTTTCCTGTTGCGTACTTAGACATTATGTTCCTGGGTAATAAGCTTTAGGTGTAATAAATGTACTTGAAGCTGAACCATCTTCTTGTAATGCTCTTTGAAATTCATCTTCATAAACTAATTTCATACCTTGAACTAATTGTGGTGCATATTTCATCGAAAGGTAATAAGCTAAACCAGAAACCATACAAGGTATAAACCTAAATGGCATGTCAGTTGCATTTGTATAGTTTCCTATATCTTGAATTCTTTTTATATAATAAAAATGCATATCTTTAGATGCATTAGTTGAGTCTGGTGTTGGGTAAATACTAACACTAACATGATCAATAAATCTTTGTACCCAATATTGATTTGGCGTACCTTTAGAAAGTTTGTTTGAAAAAGCAGCATAAGTTGATCTATCAACTTTTGTCATTGGACTATCTGATTGATCTGTTGCTGTTCTATTTGATCTTAATTGTGCTTCAAGAACATCGGATATTCCATACACACCATTTGGTGTTGAAGTAGCACTTGTACCATCTGAACTAGCTCTAAAAAATTTATATTCTGCTTGTCCCTCTACTAAATCAAGATCTAATTCATCTATTTCCCAATAATGAATACCTCTATTGCCCCATTCTTGAAGCATTATATTTAGAGAGCGTCTTGCAGTTTTTAATTTAAAACCGGAATAATCTAATACACCAATTCTGTCATAAGCTTCTTCTATTATTTCATCAATAGAAAAAGTTTTATCAAAAGTTGTTGTTCCAGAGGTAGTATTAGCCATTTACCCTCCTAGCCAGTATAACCGATAGTTACCGATGTAGTATTAGTTAAATCTAAATATACTCCAGTTCTGCATCTAATTCCACTTCCAGGAACATAAACGTCTATACCTTCTGTTCCACAGTTAGCTTCATAAACTAAAGCTCCAGTTGCATCTGTTCCGTCATAAATTTTAATATTACTATTAGCCACTCCTTCAGCTTGAATATAAGTTATTCTAGCTGGTCCAATAAAATTACTAGATGCGTCTGTTGCTCTACCAAATCTTCCGTCGGAAGTTCTGCAAGAAAACTGTTGATCTGATGTTGCCATAATTATTCTCCTTAAAATTAATATGTGGGGCCGAAGCCCCACACTAATTATTTATTAGCTTAAATTATTATTTTGTTGGTACAAAATAGTAATTCTAACTTCACCAGCAGTTGTAGCTGCAGAGTTAGTTACGTTAAGTCTTTGATCAGAAGTTCCTATGTCTTCCCAAGCTAAAGCTCCACCTGCTTGAGTTGTAGGGTATTTTCTACCCGCAGTAGTTCCGATTGCAAACGTGTTTACAAGAGCAGTAGCTGCTCCTCCAACAAAACCAACACTAATATTAGTTGCGTCTGATGATGCTGTAATTACATCAATTACACAATCAATGATTTGTGAGTTTGCTGGAATGATTACATTTGTTGCTGATGCAGCAAGTGCTCCTCCAGATAAGTCAGCTGCAAAAGTTTGTGCCATTACAACTTGACCAGTATTTTTCATGTCAGTTCCAACAGTAGTACCTGTAGTATTTTTAATAGTACCAGCTAATATTGGTCCTGAAAACGTAGTTTGTGCCATAA